CCAAGCGCGAGTACTTCGCTGCGATAGCGATGCAGGGGCTTCTTGCAAATCCATCGAGATATGGAAGCATTGTAGAGTTTGCTGAGAACGCTATATTGTACGCCGACGCCCTCCTCGCCGAACTCGCAAAGACGGAGGTGGGGGGATGAAACGCACAATCGAATTCCTCGCATCCATCGAGATAGAGGTGGCGAATCCCGCGCACATGGCAGAGGCGACTAGGACGGCGCAGCGGATTCTCGAGAGGGCAGGGGCGAGCGGTCCGGGCGTGCAGTTTACGGTCGGGCCTGTCGTGGCGATGACGCGGGAACAGAGCAGAGCGGTCAGGGTGGCGACGCTGGTGGCCGAGAATGGCGGATCGGTGCCTGGAACGATGGATGAGGTGGTCGAGGTAGTAAAACCGATTCTAGGCACACCGGAGAGGCAATGAACGGGGTCGTGGTTCGTGGCGGACTCGAGGCCGTCCGCATGACCTCGACTATCATCTACGGATCTCTCTGGACATTCCTAACCGTCATGTCCATCAGTGGGTCTGTCCTGTCCGTCGTCGCCGCGCTGGACCGCGAGCACCGCAAGACTGCGATGCTCCTAGCAGCGCTGTTCATCGTCATGGCAACCGGCGCAACATTGATGACGTCAAGGTGCATCGCGGATCTCATTTTGGAGGTGTGGGGATGAGAAAAGAAACTTGCAGAAATTGCAAATGGTGGGAAAACAAAAAATGCAAGAGACATCCTCCCGCAATCGTTTGCATACCAGAAAAAAGATTTCGCAGTGCTTCATGGGTAAGAATTTCCCCAGCAAAAATTGAAACTATGTGGCCTGAATCGGAAAAAGATGACTTTTGCGGAGAATGGGAGGGGAAAAAGTGACCACACCAGACTACTCTTCAAAGTACGGCTCCCAGCAGGAGCAGGCCGCACGACAGGCGTCCATTGGTACCTCCCGCCTGCGATGGCCCGTGGAGGCTCACTAGGACGCCTCGCATGGGCTTAGAAGCCGTCATCCTGGATAACTCGGTGCGATCTACTCGGCGTGAGGCCGAAGCGCTACAGGCCGCCCAGAAGCGCGCTACAGGGATTGATTGGGCGATTGAGAGGTGCGAGTAATGAGCCGTTTTGATTTCTGCGTGAATCGGGTGTAAATTCAATCCATGACGCCGCCTGACACAAAAGCCGAGGTGATCGAACAAATCCTTTCTCTCGTCGATGATGGGAAGAGTTTGCGGCAGGCATGCAAGGAAATTGATTTCCCAAGGAAGACGTTTGAGGGTTGGCTTGAAGCCGATGAAGATCTTTCCGCCCAATACGCGCGAGCCAGAGAAAATCGCGCCGAAAAGATCTTCGAGGAAATCCTTACCATTGCCGACCGTCCCGCGCCGACGACTGATTCAGGGGCGACCGATTCAGGCGACGTTCAGCACCGTCGTCTTCAGATCGACACGCGCCGTTGGATGCTAGGGAAGATGTCCCCGAAGAAGTACGGCGACAAAGTGGAGCTTGCTCATTCCGGAGAGATCAAGACGCATTCGTTTGACTTGTCGAAGCTCTCGGACGAAGAGCTTGCCGCGATGACATCTATTGCCGAAAAGGCGACCATTGCTCAACCTTCCGACGATTGATGAGCTGAGGCGGGAAAAGGCGCGTCGATCCCTCTACAGCTTTCTCCTCCTCGCGTGGGAGCATATCCCCGGCGAGAGTGGTACAAAGCTCGTCCTGAACTGGCATATCAAGGTTCTTTGCGACGAGGTTCAGGCCTTGGCGACCGGGAAGGCTCCAAAAAGGAATCTGTGCCTCAACGTGCCGCCTGGGTCCATGAAATCCACGATCCTTTCGGTTTGCTTGCCAGCCTGGCTGTGGTTGACGCGACCAGAATGGACCTCGCTTTTCATTTCCGGATCAGAGGATGTCGCCATGCGTGACTCCATGAAGTGCCGGGGGCTGATCACCTCGCAATGGTACCGGGAATTCGGCATCCCCTGGAAGCTTGCTTCGGACCAGGACGCGAAAGGATGGTTCAAGAACACGGCAGGCGGCGAACGTCAGGCAACGACCATCGGAAGCCGTGGCACCGGCAAGCGCGTCCATTTCATCGGCATCGACGACCCGAACGACACCAAGGAGGTTTCAGAGGTCAAGCTTGCCGCCGTGTGGGATGCCTATGCGCTGACCTTCCAGAACCGACTCAAGGACATGCGTACCGGTGCGACATGCCTAATCCAACAGCGCACCCACATGCAAGACCTCACCGGGCGCATCATGGACGTGGACGGCGATTCATGGACGCATGTGGTGATTCGGCAACGGTTTGAGGCGAACGACCCACAGAAGCATCCAGCGGACCCGCGAACCGAGGATGGGGAACTCTTGTTCCCCGAACGCTTCCCCGCCGATGTGGTCGCTCGAGAGGAAAGGCTTCTCCAGTCGTTCGGGTTCGCTGGACAGCACCAGCAACGGCCAATCCCGCGCGAGGGCGGCAACTGGCACCAAGAGCGCATCCAGATCGAAGAAACCGCCCCCGCTGGCCTCCAGATGTGCCGGGGCTGGGACGCCGGAGCGACCGAGGGAGGCGGTGACCCGACCGTTGGCGCACTGCTCGGACGCGATAAGGACGGCGTCTATTGGATCGTGGACATTGTCCGGAAGCAGACGGGTGAACCCCGCGCCCTGGCCAAGCAGACGGCACAGATCGACGGGAAGTCGGTACCGATCTCCTGGCCGCAAGACCCAGGGCAGGCAGGCAAGGACCAGGCGCAAAGCATGGTCAGGGACTTCGCTGGGTGGATCTTCAAGACCTCGCCGGAGACGGGAGCAAAGCGGACGCGGTGGGAGCCGTTCGCCTCACAGGTCAACGGCGGGAATGTCCGGATGGTCCGGGGGGCGTGGAACCGGGCGCTGATTGACGAGATGGAAACGGACGGGCAGGTGCATGACGACCAGCTTGATGCACTGGCGCGGGCGTTCACTTACCTGGCAGAAAACAATTTCGGCATTGTTGCGTTCTACGAGAACATGCTTTGAGTGTTCATATCGTGTTGATAAATGTCGATATCGTGTATACAAGTTGGTGAATATGTTGTGAATATCGTGTGGATTGACTAGATTCTATCCACATGGCAGATGGACAACGCCCAGCAGGTGCAGGAACCGCGATTGACGTTGGATTGATCCAGCGCGTATCCGGTGCGGTTTCGTGGCTGGTGACTGGCAAGACTCCCGACTGGTTCGGCCCCGCCCAGCCTCTCCAGACCGTCGCGCCGCAGTCTGCTGTTGAGGGGCGCTCCAGGGATTTCCCGGTCGCCGTCAACATGTCGTACACCCCGAAGTCCAACGACGGAGCGGCAACGACATTCCAGCAACTCCGCGCCCTGGCAGACGCTCACGACATTCTGCGCCTAGTGATCGAGACGCGCAAGGACCAGATTGGCCGCTTCCCGTGGGCCATCAAGCGCAAAGACGGCAAGATCGATCCCGTGGCCGAAAAGATCCGGGCGCACATGGCGTTTCCAGACGGACGTCAGCCGTTTCACACCTGGCTTCGGATGCTCCTTGAGGACGTGATGGTCGTAGACGCTCCCACGGTCTACGTCAACCGCTCGGGCAAGCTCCCCGTCTTCGAAGTGATCGATGGAACCACGATCAAGCCGCTGATTGACCAGACGGGACGCACCCCACGCGCTCCGTTCGAGGCATACCAGGCCATCCTGAAGGGTGTCCCGGCGGCTAGGTATACTGAGGACGAATTGGTCTATCGCCCCCGAAACCCGCGCCCCCATAAGGGTTACGGATACTCCCCTGTTGAGCAGATCCTAACGACGGTAAACATTGGCTTGCGTCGGATGACCCAGCAGTTGGTATTCTTTACGACTGGATCCCTTCCCGAAGTCCTAGCCGAAGTCCCGGAGAACTGGAACCCTGACCAGATCAAGGCATTCCAGGAAGTCTTTGATGCCAAACTTTCCGGCAACCTCGGGAGGCGTTCCGGGGTGACGTTCATTCCTGGCGGCGGCGACGTCCACCAGTTCAAGACCGAAGCCATCATCAAGAACGAGTTCGACGAATGGCTTGCCAGGATCATTTGCTACGCCTTCTCCGTCCCCCCTTCGCCGTTCGTCAAGGAAGTCAACCGGGCGACGGCTGAATCCGCCCTTGAGCAGTCCAAGGAAGAGGGAACCGCCCCGCTCCTAGAATGGGCGAAGACGTTCGTTGACGAGTTGATCCAGAAGCACCTCGGGATGGACGGCTACGAATTCTCGTGGGACATGGCCGCGATGGAGCCAGCCGACAAGAAGGTCGCGCGAGTGGTCCAGCTCAAGCAAGCCGGGATCATATCGGTTGAGATCGCCCAGGAAATGCTTGGGATCGAAAAGCACGAAGTCGCGGAACCTGTCGCGGTTGCGTCTGAGCCTCAGAGCGTCAAAAAGCTGGCCAAAGCCGACGAAACAAACCCGGAACCAGCCATGAGCGCCGATGAGGTGACTTTTGCTGGGGCTATCGTGCCGTTCCTTGAGAAGTCCAAGGAGCGTGCTGTCAAGGCTGGCGAGGAGGCTTTGACTGGGACTCCGTTGCCAGAACTCATGACCGAGCGGGAGCGCAAGGCATTCGCCAAAGCCGTCGGCCCGTCGATCAAGGGCGCGGCCCTGCGTGGCGTGTCCGATGGTGCCGCCGAACTGGCCGGGAAGGCCGAAGGTCTGCCCAACCCGCTCGACGTTGAGACGCCCGCCGCACAGTGGGCCAAGAACCGTTCCGCATGGCTCGTCGGCATGAAGTGGGTTGACGGTAAGCTCGTCCCGAACCCGAACAGCACCTACCAGATCTCCGACGCGATGCGCGATGCCCTGCGTGGGCAGGTCGCCAAGGCCGTTGAAGAGGGTTGGACCTCTGTCAAGCTGGCCGAGGCCATCCGAACGCATGATGCGTTCAGCGTGGCGCGCGCGAACAACATCGCACGCACTGAGATCGCGGAAGCCCAGGAAGAGGGTTCCATGGTCTACTACCGCGCTTCGGGCGTGGTGGACCGCAAGAAGTGGAGCACGGCGCACGGCGGCGACATGTGTCCTCGGTGCATTGGTGCTGAGGCCGAAGGCGCGATCCCGTTGGAAGCGACATTCGAGAGCACAGGGACGGTTCACGCCCCAGGGCATCAGCATTGCCGATGCCGTACCATCCCCGTCCTCAAGGAGGAAACCCCGTGATGGACACATTTTTCCAGCTCCGGAAGGTGGACGAGGAAAAGCGCCTGGTCTATGGCCGCGCGACTCAGGAAGTGATCGACCGATCCGGCGAGATCATGGACTACGACACGTCGAAGCCGCTCATTGAGGCGTGGTCGCTTGAGGCTGAGACGGCTTCGGGCGGGCTCTCCAAGGGCAACGTCCGCTCCCAACACCGCAAGGATTCCGCCGCTGGCAAGGTCGTAGATATCGAGTTTGACGACTCCAGCAAGTCCGTAGACATCGTGGTCAAGGTCGTGGACGATGGGGATTGGAAGAAGGTCCAAGAGGGCGTCTACACGGGCTTTTCTATGGGCGGAAGCTACGCGAAGAAGTGGAACGATCCGAGCCTCACCACGGCGTCCGGGAAGGCAATTGTGCGGTACACGGCGGCACCTTCCGAGGTGTCGCTGGTGGATCGCCCTTGCGTCCCGACGGCTGGATTCTTCGAGGTCCAAAAGGCCGACGGCACCACGGAACAACGTGCATTTCACCAAGGAGAGAACATGGCAGAGAATACGCCCCCGGTGGAAGCACCGGGACAGGAATTGAAGAAGGGGCTTTGGGAGGGGAAGCGATTCCTTGACCTCCTTGAAGATGCCCGCTGGCTCCAGATGATGCTGGCCGACGAAAAACTTCGCGAAGGCGATGCTTCGGTGGTCCCTGAAGATCTCAAGACGTGCCTCGGGATGCTGGCCGAACTCACAGAGCAGTACATCGGCGAGCAGTTGGCCGAACTCAAGGCTGGCGGCGCTATTGCCGTCGCTTCCGAGGCCGCTGGAGCCGTTGCCGAAGCGACCGAGAAGGCCGACACCACTGGCGACCTCGAAAAGGCCGCACGCACCGGACAGAAGGCCATGAGGACCAAGCTCAAGGCCCACGCTGACGAGATGGCCGCGATGTGCAAGGCGTATCTCGATACCTACGGCAAGGAAGACAACGAAGAGGCAGACAAGGCCGACGACATCGACGACCTAGAGAAGGCCGCAACGCCCGATATGGATGACATGATCCGCCGCGCCGTGGCAGATGCCGTCCGCCCCCTCGAAACCCTCATGAAGTCGGCACCCGTCGCGCCCGTCGCGGCGAAGCCTGCCCCCAACCTGCGCGCGCTTGACAAGACCGAAGATTCCGAGATGGCGAAGGCCGACAAGGATGTCGAGGAATTGCGAAAGGCCGCAGAAGGCGACGGACCTGATGCCGTCCGCGCGTCCATCAAGCTCGCACAACTCACGACCGCAACCATTCACCGATAAGGAAACACCATGAGCACTCAGGATACTCTCGACGATCTCAAGAAGGCGATGGGCGAAGGCTCCGAACTCCGGAAGTCGATCACCACCTCCAACAACCTGGTCAATATTGACCTCCAGGCCCCGGCGAAGAAGCTGTACCCGGTCCTGACGCCCCTCCGCAACTCGATTCCCCGCGTTCAGGGCGAGGGTGGCCTTTCGACCCAGTGGCGTTCGATTCGTGGTCTGAACACCGCCGGAGCCGTTGGCCTGGTCGGCGAAGGCCAGCGCGGCGCGTCCGTGACCACCACGTCCGAAGATGTCACCGCGTCGTACAAGACCATCGGCCTTGACGACTCCCTGACCTACGAGGCCCGGAGCGCCGCCGAAGGATTCGACGACATGCTTGCTCGCATGACCGAAGGACTTCTTCGCGGCACGATGGTCGAGGAGGAGAAGATCTTGCTCGGCGGCAACAACTCCGTCGCTCTCGGCACCACGCCTACCCCCTCCCTGGCTCAGGCGGCAACGGGCGGTGGTCTGTCGGATGGCGCAGTCTACGTCGTCTGTGTGGCTCTGACCCACCAGGCATGGCGCAACTCGTCCGTCGGCGCGACTGGCGTCCCCGTGCCCGCGACCCGCACCAATGCTGACGGCACCAACGTCACGATCAAGGGCGGCGCAGCGCAGAAGTCGGCGGAAGCGACCATCACCCTCAACGGCGGCGGATCTGCTCAGGTCGTGAAGGCTACCGTCGCGGCGGTCTCCGGAGCGGCTGGCTATGCCTGGTACATCGGTGCAACTGGACAGACCAAGCTCGTCGCGATCACCACGATCAACTCGGTGGTCATCACGGCCCTGCCCGACTCCGGCAACCAGAACGCGGGCTCGCTGTTCACCTCGGACAACTCGCAGGAGACTCTTTCGTTCGACGGCCTGGCAACGCAGTGCTTCAAGAGCGGTTCGGGCGCTTACACGCTCAAGCTCGCGACTGGCACGGCCGGAACCGGAACCATGCTTACCTCGAACGGTGCCGCTGGCATCACCGAGATCGACACGGCCCTCGAGTCCTTCTGGAACAACTACAAGCTCGGCCCCGACGAGATCTGGGTTTCCGGCCAGATGTTCACAGTCATGAACAAGCTGATGCTTGCCAATGGCTCCGCGCCTCTGATCCGTCTCACGGATTCGGCCACGGCCCAGGGCGTCACGTCCGATCTGATCATGTCCCGCCGCGTCGGATCCTACCAGAACCCGGTCACTGGCGACATCATCAAGATCAACGTGCACCCCTACATGCCCTCGTCCTGGATCCTGTTCCGCTCGACCCGGATCCCGTACCAGTTCAGCAACGTGGACGCACCCCTGGAAGTCAAGACCCGCCGTGACTACTACTCGATCCAGTTCCCGCAGACCAGCCGTACCTACCCCATCGGCGTCTACTCCGAGCAGGTACTGGCCAACTACTTCCCGCCCGCGTTCGGTCTGATCACCAACGTGGCGACGGGCAAGGCGGACGGAACCTGATGAACCGGGAGGGGGAGCCCATCACTCCCCCTCTTTTCACCCTCTACTCAATAGGTGCGAAAATGGCTTTCCTCAAGATCGCTCCCAACAGTTCCGTCAGCTTCGGCGGCGAAGAGTACAAGTCTGGCGCGGATGGCCTGGCCGAGATCCCCAACGAGCACGCCGTCGAGGCAGAATCGTTCGGCGAAGTATTGATCGACACCCCCGCGAAGATTGAGAAGCCCAAGAAGGGCAAGGCCGAGTAATGGCCGTCGACTTCACGACCCTGGCTCGCGTCAAGAAGTATCTCGACATCCCAACCGAGACGACCGTCAACGACGCGACACTTCAAACCATGATCACGTCGGTTTCGGCCACGCTTGAGAATGCTTTGAACAGGACCGTGAAGACCGAGAGCAAAACGGAGCGCCGGGCATGTCCCATGACTGGCGTCTTCACGATCTACAACGGCCCGGCAACCTCGATCACAAGCATACGGTATTCGTCGTCTGGCATGTTCTCCCGCGACGGGGTCACGCTGTCGTCCACCAGCTACGAGCTTTCCCCTGACGGTGGATCCATCCTGATCCCCGACTATCGCGGCCCCGACGGGATGCTCGAAGTCGTCTACACGGGCGGCATGGGGACTGATACGGCGGATCTGCAGGCAAAGTACCCTGTGCTCGACCAGGCCGCGACGCTCCAGGTGGCGTATCTGTGGGGACGGCACAAGTCCCTCGGGCGCACCTCGACCGACCTTGGCGGCGGATCGACTCAGTGGGTAGGGGATTACGACCTGCTCGATTCCGTCGTGGCCATGCTCCTCCCGCTCCGGCACCAGTGGGCTTTCGCATGATCGGCGGCTCTGACATCACCATCACCGAGAACGTCTCGACTGCCCTGCGCGACTTCGGCCCGAAGTTCCGCCGTGGTGCCTCTGGCGAGATGAATCGCTTTGGGCAGGAATGGATTTCCGAACTCGTATCGAAGCGCCTCAGTGGTCGCCCTGGCGTGAATCGCCGGACTGGCAACCTTGCGCGGTCCTTCAAGTCCAAGGTGACCGACTCCGTTCTCTTGAATGCCGTAGTTCTCGACGTCCAGCCTGAAGGACCGGGAGCAGAGTACGCCGACCTTCAGGAGTTCGGCGGCGTCGTTAAGCCGAAGCGGTCTAAATATCTGTGGATCCCCATTGCGGGTAACCTGACACCGGAAGGCGTGGCGCGAATCACCCCTACCGAAGCAATCAACCGGGGCGGGTTCTTCGCAAAGGGTGTTTTCTTCGGGCGTCCAGTTGTTCGGAAGAGGACTGCACAGCAGACGCGGCACATCGGCGGCGCGGGGTACAAGGGCGCATCTTTCCAGCGCAACGAGCGAATCGAGCCGTTGTTCGTCCTCAAGAAGTCTGTGAACGTCCCCGGCCGCATGGGTGCGACAGCCCTATGGAATCAGTCAACCCCTCGCCTTGTCCAGCGCCTTGACGACGTGGCAAGCGCCATGATTGGGGCGATCTGATGGCCGCGACGATCACAGGCATGACTCCGGCCAAAGGGTCACCGTTTGGCGGTCAGGTCGTCACGATCACCGGGCGCGGTTTTGGCGCATCTGGAACAGTCACCGTCGAAGGCCGTACCGCGACCATTGGAACGTGGTCGGCAACGTCCGTCACGGCCACGATCCCGCAGAGAAACGACGGCAACGGCATCGTGTGGACCGGAACGGCATCGGTCGCCGTGGTCCTGACGGCACAGGACGCCAGCACCGCGACCACGACCTACACCTACAATCAGACGCAGGTAGAACGTGCCGTGGATTACATGGCCTCACGGCTGGGTGCCTGCACTGTTCAGAACGGCTACAACTTCACGATCACCCCGGCACAAGTTCGAGCAATGCGCGTGGATGGGAGTATCCCGACAGGATCCGCATGGCCGCAGCTGATCGCGTACATCGGGGATGGTGTCGAGACACTGACAGATGAGCCGTTCGACTTCGCCAAGGACACCATTCCCGTGATTGTCGAAGCCGTCATGCCGTGCGACAACTTCGATTCCTGGCGGAATCAAGGGCTTGCGCTGATCTCGGACATCCGCCGGGCCGTCATGCGCGAACGGTCCAACGGCGGGACGTGCAACACCACGACGGTCCTCGGTGCCGACATGGGGAAGGCGCAAGACCAAGCGGCGGGGTCGCTCGCCTGGGTCGGCGTGACGTTCTCCATTGAGGTCCAGACCATCATCAACAACATGACCACCAACACCGAATTCGACGCAAACCTTCCATAAGGAGATCGCACCATGTCCATCTTTCACCACAAGCGGCGTCGGCTCTTTACGATGGTCGAAGCGACTCCGGGAACGCCAATCGCCGCCGCGTCCCTGTTTGTCCTGGCCAACGGAAAGATTCCAGTCTCCGATCTCAAGGTCACCCCGACCGTCCAGAACATGGACCGGAACCCCGACGGCCTGACCTTCGACTCCATCGACTCGGTTCGCTGGGGCGAGTCCTACACCTGCACGTTCAACCACGTCGGCTACACCCTGGCCGCTGGCACCGCTCCTGCCTATGGTCTCCTGCTCAAGTCGTGCGGCCTGACCGAGACGGTATCCGCTGGCGTGTCCGTGACCTACACGGTCGATTCGGACGCCTGCCCCACCATCACAATCGGCATTGAGATCATCAACGACGCCGGTACCGCATCGCGCCGGATCATCTTGGGTGGTTGCCTCGGGTCCGTCACGATCACAACCGATTCCGTCGGCAAGCCCTCGCAGTTCTCCTACACCTTCACGGGCAAGGCCATTGCCACGCCCGACGTGGACTCGCCGCCCGTGGCATCGGTGGTCTACGACGACGCGGTTGCCAACCTGCCACAGCTCCGGTCGACCACGATCACCGACGGCGGCGTGAGCGTCCAGGCGAACAACGTCAGCTTTGATCGCGGCCTTCAGACCGAATGGGAAACGGACCTTTCCGACGCTACTGGATACCTCAAGCGCATCATAGCTTCGAGCCGTCCCACACTGACGATGGATCCCGCCAAGATGACCGCCGCAAGCCAGGCCACGCTTGACCAGCTTTTCAAGGGGACCACGGGCGCGATTGCCGCGACCTGGGGATCCACCGCCGGAAAGCGCATCAAGATCAATTTCGCCAGGGCGCAAAAGGACTCCATGAGCGACGACGCACGCGGCGTCACGTCGACGTGGGGAACCACATTCCACGCCAACCGCTCCAGCGTCACGGGCAACGGGGACGATGCTTGCACCATCGTGTTCGACTGATGGGCAAGGCGGCAAAGATCGAAGAGACTCCCGAGGCCGTCCCCGTGGCGGCTTCGAGCATCCCTGGGAAGTTCGTCTACGTTGGCGACCGCTTCCCATACGGCCCTCACCGTGGGTTCACGCCCGAAAGCGTGGCCGACGGGCTGGGCATCACCAACGAGGACGACCGAAAGGCGTTTCTCGACAACCTGAAAGCGTGGTAAGACCATGGGAACCATCATTCCCCCGGCACTGTTTGGCATCGATCCTGACGAGGTTTGGGAGTACATTCCGAAGGCGGCTCGCGACCTCCCGAAAGAGGCACAGCCGGTTTTCCGCCTGAAGTCTCCCGATGCGGCGATGGATCACCGCATGGACTCTGAAGAAACCAAGGTGTTCAACGAAGCGCGGAAGGCTCTCGGCAAAGAGAAGGTCGCGGCAATGCGTACCCTTCAGGCTGTCAAGGAAGAGGACCGCACCACCGAGCAGAAGGAAGGCCTTGAAGAGCTTGCGGCCGCATGGGTTGACGCCTTCACGGAGGCGGCAGAAAACAGCGGGATGGCGTCCATTCAGTTCGATCTTCTCTCGGCCTGCGTGGCCGGGTGGGACAATTTCAGGACAGCGAGCGGAAAGGCAATCGCCTTCCCCTCTGTCGCGGCCAAGATCCCCGATTGCCTTGGCTCTCGCCTGCGTGGCGAGCTTGTCGAGGCGATCAAGAAGGGAATCGAGATCACGCCAGAGGAA